TTCAGGTTGCCTGGCAAGAGGTCGGTTATGTTGAAGGCCCGAAAGAGAATGAAACCAAGTATGGCAAGGAGATGGGCGCCAATTATCTGCCTTGGTGTGGTTCATTTGTAATGTGGTGCGCCAAGAAGGTTGGCCTTGTCACCCCCAATGTCATCCTTACATCGGCAGGGGCCAAGTCATTCCAAGCGCGTAAGCAATGGCAGGACGCCGCCAGTGCCACGCCAGAGCCTGGTGACCTAGCCTTCTTTGATTTCCCAGGTGATGGCGTTGACCGCATCTCCCACATTGGTATTGTGATTGGTGTGCAGGCTAAGAAGGGGATTGTGCATACAATTGAAGGCAACACTTCTGGTGATTCCAAAGGTGACCAGCGCAACGGCGGTATGGTAGCCTTCAAAACCAGAGCCTATAAGAAGCCAAAGCGCAAAATAAAGTTCAAGCGTTCAGAGCCAATCTCAATCGTTGGGTTTGGTAAGCCTAAGTTCAAGGAGTAAAGATGGAAAAGTTAAAATCATTTGTTCACCGCAACCCTGCACGTGTTGCTGCGTTTGTATCATCGGCAGTCGCTCTGATAGTTTCCGCGCTCTCACCAGAGATGCCAACTGAAGCTGCAGTTACATTCGTGTTGTCAGCTCTTGGCCTTGGTGAGTATGTTCAGCGTGTAGAAGATGCAAAAACTGAAACAGCTCTTTACACCGATGTTGAGGACCTAGACGAAGAGGAATAAATTATGAAACGGGGGGAAGTTCTAAAAGAAGCAGAACGGTTGATGTACGGTGACCGCCAAGATGATTATGGCACACCTTATGAGAACCACCGCAGGATTTCGGTTTTGTGGTCTGCATACTTGGAAACAGAAGTTTCACCAATGCAAGTTGCGATTTGCATGGCACTGGTGAAGATAGCAAGATTGCAACAAAACTTTGAATACTCAAAGGATGATACATTTATTGATGGCAGTGCGTACTTCAGCATTGCCGCTGAATTGGCAGAAATTAAAAGGAAACAAGACCAACAGTCTTAACCCCTAGCGATAAAGAAAACCCCACACTGTCACCTTTCCAGTGTGGGGTTTTTTTCGTATCTCTAGGCTTTTACATATTCACGCAAGTGTTCAACAATTACTTCACTAACAGTTTTATCTTCTTCTTTGGCCTTTAGTTTGACCTTGTACCAGAGCGCATCACTTACACGAACTGACCTAATTTTCTTCATTTCTTTTCCTTTCGGTTGCATTTGCACGGGATGTGAAAACCTTGTTGCCAATCAATCTGGCCGCATTTCTGGCAGCGCCTACTTTCCACCTTTTGCCACCTTTTGCGATCCTTCACGCACATACGCCAACGCATCTGCGCAAAGCTGTAGAAGTTCAATTGCAGTGTTACAAGTAGCTTCCATAACTTCGCCACTGCCATCATCTGTTGCCTGGCGCAACTTGTCTGCAACGTGTTCCATTGCAATCGTCAATTCAAGATGTAAATTCGCCATTGCGCTCATAAGTTGACCTCGCTGATGATGCGCTTGATTGTGTCAACGCCGATGTCATTACGATGCATCTCAGCTAATCGAATGACAAGATGGAAACTATCTTCTGCAGCATCCCAAAGTGACTCTTCATCAATACCTTGCGCTGCAAGATACTTGATTGCATCTGTCTGCTTGTCTAAGTAATAGTTACTCATTGCGCTCATTTCTTTTCCTGACCTTTCATCCAACTAAGAACTAATGTGATTGCGATACCTGCCCAAAACCAGAACTGAAACATTGCCTGCCAACCGCCAACGTGTGTGCCAAAGAGTAGGTCAATCATTATGCAACTGCCTTTCCATAAGCATTAACCCAAACATAATCGGTGTTGAACTCGTTCCATCCACGATACTTCATTGCAAGCGCATCAAGCTCGGCGCGAATTGCATCGTCACCGTTGTATTCGATATTGATAACTCCAACATAAGTTTTGCGAACTGAAAACTTGTAAGTTGGGAACTTTGCTTTTAGTTCTGCGCGAATTGCTTTTGCGGTTTCAACTGTTGTCATTTTCTTCTTCCGTTTCCTGGGGCCTTTCCCCAATAAGAGAATTAAAGCAGTTGTCCATACAAATGTCAATACAATCAAGGATTGACCTCACCGGCGTGTCGCGGGTACCCTGTCAGACCCATAGGTCATACTTATGGCAACGGAAAGGGGGTCCAAATGGACCTGATTATGTTTGTGGCCGCAATCGGCCTTCTGGGTGGCCTTATATGGGCAATCCTAGCCTTTACAGAGGATGAGCTGGACAAGGCCATCAAAGATGCCCAGAACTGGGATTCTAAGCAGAAGCGCATCAAGCAGGCATTGGAGCGCGAATGAGACACAGAGAGCCACTATTTAGCGTCCACGCCACAGGTGATGGGGAGTTCGCCATCTATCTTGAAGAGCGGGATGCTAACCTTGACCTGCTAGAAGATGTGGTTGAGCAAGTCAATATCATCGACCTCGCCGGATTGAAAGAGTTCGCATCTGTTGATGCGCTTAAAGACATTGATGCTGCCCGCCGCCTTGATAAAGTCCGTGCCGGAATGCCTGATGTCATCGTGCGCATTGGGAAGTTGACAGAGGCAGAGGCACTGACCCTGGCGGAACAATTGATTATGTCAGTGAAAGAGACACGGGCAATGCAAAACAAAACCGTCAAATTGGAATTGGTGAAGTAATGGCTACCGTTGAATATGGAGCAATTATTGAAATTTCACAAAAAATAATTGATGAAGATGTTTTCGGAATGAAATTTGTTGAAATCGCTATTGAACATTCTTTCAACAGCGCTAAACTTTCACATTTCCCTGATTTTGATGGTACATATACGATTAGAGATTTAGGCATTCAAACATTGAGTGCAATTAAAAGTTATGATGGGAATGATGTTCCAGATGATATTGGTCAGCAATATATTTTATGGTCTATTGGTCAAAATGAGGAATGGACAATGCCAGAAGGATATTTTGAACATCCCTATCAAATACACAAATTTGGTTGGATAGCAACAATTGATAAAGAATTGGTGAAGTAATGGCTAACCCGAATGGTCGTAAAGGTTCTGGATGGGAAATCGGATTGCTGAAATGGTTTCGCAGTCACGGTGTCTATGCAGAGCGCTTAAGACTTTCGGGTAAGGCAGATGAAGGTGACTTGGTTGTCATCATCGCCGGTAAGACTTACATTCTTGAAGCCAAGAATCGTAAGACCATTAGTTTGCCGACCTTCTGGGAAGAAGCAGTTGCGGAAGCAAAGAATTACGCCAAAGCGCGTAACCTTGCAGAAGTTCCGCCAACATTTGTAGTGGTAAAACGCCGCAATGCTTCAGTCGAGAAGGCATTCGTTGTTCAGGATTTAGATTCCTGGCTAAAGGAGAGGTTGTGAGTTTTTTTGAATTCCTTCCCACAATTCCTTTATTGCCAGAAGCTAAATGCAGAGACATTGAAGATGCAAACATCTTCTTTCCTGAATCACGTGCGCAAGAGCGAAAGTCGCTCCCTACCATCCGCAAAATGTGTGATGGTTGTATCGAACGAAAGGAGTGCTTGGAATATGCACTCGACAATGAAATCCCCTATGGAATATGGGCGGGTTTCACCACGGAACAGCGCAAGCGTATGTTAAACGCTCGCACTGGACCACGTGTCAACAACGCGGGAAGAGTTCGCGCAATGTTTGGGTCGGGTAGCACACCGAAAGAAATCGCATCTGCACTAAAACTTGAACACTCTTATGTCACAACTGTGTTGAAGCGTGCTGGTGTGAAATTGGAAGGAGAAATCCAATCACAACTAACAGACGAAAAACCTGGCGAGGAATCGCCATCATCATCGGGGTTTCCGCAATGACATCAATGTTTGTCAATGCGGCCTTTGCACCACAGCCAGCAATACCTGCCACCGTCATCTACAAGGAAAGACCACCGCTAATGCAGGTCAATCCAAAACAGATAGCGCGGGAATTGCTAACCAAGAAGCAGTTTAGTTGCTTCACAAAACTGGTTGGTAAGGAATCCGCTTGGAAGCCTACCGCTAAAAATCCTGAGAGCAGTGCGCGAGGAATCGGGCAACTTCTCAAAGGTACATATCAGAACCTTGGAATGAAACATTCTGAATCTGGTGTGGCTCAAACCGTGGCAACCCTGGCCTATATAGGTCGCAAGTATGGTTCATCAGGACCGTGCGGAGCGTGGCAACACTTCCAACGAAAGGGTTGGTACTAAGAAAATGACTAGGGGGAAACTATGTCAATGCAAGTAGAAAAAGGTGTTGTTGTCCTTGATGACAATACTGCCCAATGGTTGAAGCAATATAAAGAGGCTTTAGCCAAGATTAAAGAATGGCAAGAAGTTGCAGACATCGCCCGCAGTCACCTGGAGAACGCTCTGGGTGACTGTGAGGAAGCAGTCCACAATGGACAGCCTGTTGTGCGTTGGACTCAAATTGAATCAAAGCGATTTGATACAAAACGCGCACGTGAGATTCTGCCACCGCAAGTGATTGAAATGCTTGAAGTAGTTCAACACACACGCCGATTTTCATTGGTGGATAATCAATGAGCATTCCAACATTGAATCCTTGGCGTGACCCAATCACGCCGTCAATTCCAGATGATGAAATCTATGAAGATGAGGATGATGAATGACCTTCACATCTATCTCAACACCTGGTCAACAACTTGCGCAGCAACTCAAAGAGATGATTGTGCAGGCCGGAGTTTGGTCACCAAGAAGCAAACAAATTGCCATTGGTCCATCTGAGATTGGCCAGGAATGCTCACGCAGGTTGGCATACAAGTTGCTTGATTGGGATAAACCTAATGAAACAGGTTCATCCTCTTGGGCAGCACAAGTTGGAACTGCAATTCACGCATACTTGGCAGAAGTCTTTGGCAAAGTTGAAGGCTACGAAGTTGAGCAGCGTGTGCAGATTCGTGCCAACCTATCGGGAACCATCGACCTGTTCGACACCGTGCGTGGCATCGTTTTGGATTGGAAAACAGTTGGCTTTACCCAACTCAAAGAGCGCCGCAGTGAAGGCGCCACAATCCAGCAGCAGGTGCAAATTCAACTTTACGGTTATGGCAAGGCGCAAGCCGGTGCCACAGTCAACAAAGTTGGTCTTGTGTATCTGCCAACATCAGGTTCATTAGATGATATGCACTGTGAACTCTATGATTATGATGAATCAGTCGCGCTCAAAGCGCTATCACGAATTGATGACCTTTACACCTTACTTTCAACAGTAGATGTAGAAGCCAACCCAACAATGTTGTCACTAATACCAGCGGTGCCAACACGCAACTGCAACTGGTGTCCGTACTTCCTGCCATTTAGCACTGACTTGGCGAAAGGATGTAATGGTGACACCCAAGGCTGAAATTATTGTCAAAGCAATGAATGCTTATCAAGCATTTGTGCTTAAGATAATTGGATGGATGATTGGCATTAAAGGTGAAGCCAAAATCGTTTATATCCAATTTGATGAAGATGAAATTGAACCAACAATCAATGACATTGTGAAAAACAATGAAGAAGATGAAATGAATAGCGTTAGACAACAAACAACTAACAGAATGGAGTCGGGGGAATGACCTTCGCAGCACCAAGCAACTCAACAGAGAATGTGAAAGTGGCAGACCTTGCCAATCACCTTCTAATTATCTCGCCAATCGAATACAAGACTGGCATTCCAACGGTTCACGGAGATGCAGAAGCAATTGAAGTGAACGTCATTGACCTTGATACAAATCAAGAGCATTCATCATTACTCTGGTTTAATGTCGCATTACGAAATGCGCTAAAGACAAAGACCGGACAAAAGGTTCTAGCCCGTATCGG